TCAAACCATGACAGCGCGAGGAAATCGCTACAGCTAAAGATATCGAGAGAGAAGGAAAGAAAGTTCGTGGGTTATTCCTGCGCGAACGATCCATGGATTCAACCCATGATAGGTGGCTGTCTGCCGAATGGCGAGGGCTACGCTTTCGTATTCGTGGGGGATTTAAAATAATGTATACGAAAAAATCTAAAACTTGGAAGATAGGCGAATGCTGCACGGGCGGAATTATACAAGCGAAAGTTAGTCAAAGCGCATACTTCCCATCCTGCACAAGTGTAAAAATAATAGTTAAGGAATGGAAGACGGGCGAGATAATCCAATCGGATAGTTTTGGGCGGCTTTCATGTAGTCGCCTTGAAGCTTATTTGAATGACTTAACAACCTCCTACTATGCTTCCAAAATTGTGGAGTGGGCAAAGGAGAACGCATATTATGACAACGCAACCATGGCAATCCAAAGGAGCATCTAACATGATGACCTTTGAACATGCCACAACATCCACAGGCGGCGGATTCTCTCGCCCATCTAAAATGCCTTGTCCTGCCTATTCCATCCCTGCTTCACTTTGCAAGGTTGGCGGTAAACTTCGCAAGGTAGAAGGTTCTGTGTGTAGCAAGTGCTACGCGATGAAAGGAAACTACGGGTTCCCTGCCGTTCGCGCTGCCTTGGCGCGGCGGTTGCGTTCCCTTAGAAGAGAAGATTGGGTTGCCTCTATGGTCTACCTGATTGAAGCAGAGGGAAACGCATTCTTTAGATGGCATGATGCGGGAGACTTGCAAAACTCCAACCATCTTAAAAAGATTATTGAAGTATGCGAGAAGACCCCAAGCGTGCGCCATTGGTTACCCACGAGAGAGGCGGGAATTGTTCAATCATACCTTAACAATGGCGGCAAGGTTCCGCCCAATCTCACCATTCGACTTAGCGCGCATATGATAGACGGCGCGGCACCCTTGGCACTAGCGCGGCGGTTGGGTGTGCAAGTTTCAACCGTAGTAACAAGTGGGGAAACTTGCCCAAGTTCTAAGCAGGGTAACAAGTGCCTGACCTGCCGCGCATGTTGGGACAAAAAGCAGGAGGTTGTGGCTTATGGAAAGCACTAGGCATTACTTCGCGGTGTATAACTCACGCGGTCAATTCTTCGCGCGGTTCCTCTCATACGCTGCCGCCCTACGTTGGGCGGTGCGGAATGGGATGGAATGGAGCGCGGAGATCAAAAAAGAAAGAGACACACAAACAAAATGAAAAACACAAAAGAAAAATACTACATCGCAGAATTAGAGGAACAACATGGAGAGTATGAACACACCACAAAATACCTATTTAAAACGGCAGGTGATAAATTCGACTATGCTGACAACGTTTCAAAAAATTGGTATGGAGGGGATTCAGAGGACGTTGAGCCTGACGGCAACGGCGGATATTGGCAGAATGGAGAAATTGTTTCTTCAGTAGGAGAGATAAAGGAAATATCACTTGAACACTTCAGCATATTAAAAAAATACCTTTCGGTATTATAAAGGAGAAACAAAAAATGAAAAAAGCAAAAAAGCAAAAACCAAGTATTGACGACTACGTTCCACTATTCCGCGAAGACTGCAGCATGGCGTTTGAAACGTATGGAGAAGATCTTGAGTTTGTAAGGAGTCAAAGGGAAGATCATGTTTGGACGCTCATGGATGATGACAACGGAGAGTTAGTAGTTGTCGCGGGGTATCACTTTGTGAATAGGGTTCATTACATTATCACCCTCAAACCTTGGAAAGATTCAACCTTAGCACTCCCTTACATTGATTAAGGGGAGGAAAGAAGATTATGAAAAAATACAAAGTAATAGCGCAAAGCTTGTTAGAATATGAAGTGGAAGTAATGGCGGAGAATGAAGAGGACGCGATGGATAAGGCGGACAAGATAGACGGCGGAGAATGGACGGAGCTGCACGAAGGGAGTTGGGATTGGAACCCTATCCGCGCTGAAGAGGTGAAAGAATGAGAGAGCCTACCATATTCGCCGCAGGGATAATCCTTGGCGCGCTACTTGTGGCGATAGTTTCCGCCATATTAGAGGCCAAGTAGTTTCCCCTCGTCCTTCCTCCTAACACGAGGAAGGGAGAGGTGACACGATAGTGGAGCCTAATAAACATAAAACAAAGGAATAGAACATATGAAAAATACACGCGCGGAGTTGGTGCAGGAATTGGAAAGATATCAAGATGACATGAATTATTATCTTAGCGATAGCTTGGATGATATCGCAACCTTAGCCAATGGCGAACATAGTGCGGAATATTATAAGAATGAGTTAACCCCCATAATCGCAAGGCTTGCGCATGTTAACTTTATTATCCAGACGATGGGGAAATGTATTCAAAATATTAAGTCTAAGTAATAAAACAAAGGAACAGGACATATGAAAAAGAAGAATAAAGCAAAATTAAACGCGGCAAGTCTTTTAGAGTTTTTGAAAGACTTGGAAAAAGATGGTGTGAATCTCGCCAAAATTGAAGTCAACTATAGGCAAGATCACAATTCAGACGTTGAAGAAGTATTGAGTGTTGAAGAAGATTTATTCGACGCTGATACTTGTTCAGAGCTTACTTCGATCTGCTTAGTGACAGATCCAGACGAGCAATAGCAAACATTATCGCGCCTAAGGTTCAACCCCTTGGCGCGATTCTTCTTGCCACAATCAAACCAACCGCCCAACCTCACACCATGTCTGACATACCTCCAGAAGTACGCGCCTACCTTTCCGCATTAGGAAAGAAAGGTGGCAGCGTCAAAGGCCGAACAAAGGCGCGCACTAGGGAACAGGCGCAGCGCGCGGTGAGGGCAAGATGGGAAAAATTCCGCCAGAACAAGCAGGGAGTTCAGGTTTCCGAGAATGTCCCCATAAGGAGCGAAAAATCAGAAATTGCCCCATAAGGAAGGAAAATCCGAAAACCAAAATCTAGGATTTGCAAAATCCAAATTAGCTCCATAAGGAGCAGAAAAGCAGATTACTTCCCTATAAAACAGCAACACGCTCTATTGCCCAGGGGTCGATCTAGTGGTGGCTTTTGTTTGGGCTTAGGCTTTTCTTTAGTCTTCTTGCTCATCACGCCTTGTACAACATATTATCTCAATATGGGGCTGTTTATAGTTATCGAGCCTGTTCCATGCGATTCTTTGCTGAAAAGCCCATATAAACGATCCTGGAGCGATTGTGTGGGGTTTACGTTGCTAATCACAGTCTACTTTTGCCAGTTCTTACAACTCCAGTGGCGAGCGGTTAGTTTGCTCGGAGGGTTGCTGTCACACTTATGCCTAGCCCTAAAGCTTCGCCTTCTGTCTGGGTTACCCTTCTTGATGGTCATCTTGGGATCTCCGTATCGGATCGTCTTGCTCTCGCCACCCTGGCAGGCTCGGACAACAAACTTCTTTGATCCGCCAGGTGTGCGCCTTGGGCTATTGCATGGTAGGTCTTGCGTACTCATACCTCATCGACCTCATCGTTAATCTCATCCGCCTTACTCAGCTCACTCAGGTCCTTCTGGTGTGTAGCAAAGAACTCTGACAGCTTACCCATCGCCTGAGTGATCTCAGCCCACTCATGCTCGAAAACCTCGTAGGAACAGTTATTACTCATGTCATCGACCAATTGGCCTAGCTGCCTCAAGACGGCATGTAGCCTGCCATTCTCGCGCTGTAGCAAGCCAATGAAAGCGAATGCCTGTCTAACCAGCTCCTTATCTTGGGGCGAACCCACCCTTTTTCGCTTTCATCACTCTATACACCCTGGGCGATATAGTGCTTTTAGATTTGCTCCTGCTAGTGCCAGCCTTACGCCTGGCGTTGATATTTGCATATAGACCTTTATTCATTTCGCAGATTGTACCACACTAATTTAAAACGCCAATGAATAGCGAGCCAGGGTTCATTTGTTCTTTCAGATCCGCTACCTGGAAGTTTCACTACGGAACACCGTAGGTGAAGGGTAGGGACGGATTAAGGAGTCCCTATCCCTGGTTCCTTCGTGGGTTCTGGTTCTATTATATATATAGGAATGACACTAGTGTAGAAGAACCCATTTTGACACCGCGATTTGACACCTCAAAAAACCGACTGGTTGCCAGTATATAACCCACTCTCCTTCAATATCTTGCCAGCTTGTGTCATTCGTTTTACATGCCTTTTGGCGGTTGACTCCGAAACTTGGAACTTTTCCTGCACAAAACGGAACAGGTCGCATGCGCTGAACTCGCGTGAACCCATCTCTTTTAGGAGCCTTGCATCGCCCACCAGCTTCTTCTTTCCGCCTGCCTGCTTCAGCTCATCTGGGTTGAGGTTAAAGTTGACCGAGAACATGGGGTACTTCCATTGGACTACGAATGGGTCAACAGGTGGGAAGTTGCGCAAGGTGATCTCACATGTGAACGTCTTCTCATCCTCATCGTGGGCGGTTAGGACCACTAGGCTATCTGGGTTCCTGGCGAAGACACCGCTGCCACTGAACCTATCAATCGCCTCTGATGATGACTTGTTACCCTTGGAGAAGTGATGTGACAGGATTACCGACAGGTTGTAGCGCGTTGCTAGGTACTCGAATTCATTCATTAACCCCCCCATATCCCCAGCTGAATTTTCGTCTCGGTCACCCATGAGCATGTAGTTAGGGTCAAGGATAATCGCCTGATACCCGCGCCCCTCGATATGCTTCTCTATGATTGGGCGAATGAGAGTAAGGTCAGCAGCGTATCCCCTAAGAGTCCAAATGTCTATGTCATCTACCTTACCCTGCAATTCTTTGGCGGCGATTACATCAGCAAGGCGCTGGCGGAATGACCACTCCTGAATCTCAAAGTTAATGAACAGCACCTTGGCCTTGGTACATTTCTGCCCCCACCAAGGCGTACCTGAGTGTAGCGATAGTGCCAGGTCAATCAGACTCCAGCTCTTAAATGCCTTACTCCCTCCACCTAGCAGGAGCTTTCCCCCCTGGTGCAGGATGCCCTCGATAAGCACATCAGGTTCGCTCAAGCTATCCGTTAGCAACTGGCTATACATCTTAATCGGTGGCCACTGGTCCACCGATGGTTTCAATCCTAAGGCTACTGCTGGCTCAATCATATTATTTCCCTTCCTTACAGAACCAAAGCAAGCTCTGCATTTTACTATCCCTATCCGCTCCAGCTACCCTCACAGGTTGGCTGGGTTTAAATGTTGCTGGGTCGCATCCCATCGGAACGAGGAATGCCTTGAGCTGCTTCTCCCAATCGAGATTAGGTATGGCATCAAACCAAGCGTGAAGACTTTTACCTGCCGTATCGATCACCGCATACAATCTCATTTTAAATAGATCGCGCATCAACTGAAAGACCGCGCCCATCTCTGGCTTCGACAGCTCATCGCTTTCTACAACCAAGAACCTGCGACACTCCACGTTGTCATTCGATCTGCTGATCGTTCCGACCTTGAATGCAGATCCAGTAATGAACTGACCGATTGGCTCATCGAGCGTCAACCACTCGGATGCAGCGCGGAAGTTTTGCGGATGGTTGCCACTATCCTTGACCGCACCAATCCAAACAATATCGCTGGGATGGAATAGCGAGAGTAATGCTTTGTACTGATCGCTTGGACTATCACTGATCGCAACAGGCGATTGCTCAAACATGTCCGCTGGGTCCCACATATAATGCGCGAGATACCTTGCTCTGTTCGATTGTGCGATTACTCCGATTCGCTGGATTATCTCACTCTCAGCATCGCGTTCAATAGTTGGTTTCGCTGGGTTAGTTCCACTGGTTGACATTGGCGCAACCATTGGCCTGTACAGCGGATCGTTAAGGATTAACTTGCGCAGTTTATAATTCGCCTCACTGCGCACCGCTTGGCATGAGCTGTGCCAGCAGAAGATGGTTGGCACTGAGTCAACGAATACAGTCGTATCCCTGACGCGAGTGTTACTTGTATGGAAGTGTTCCCCTGGGCATTTACACAATCCGTGATTCTCCGACTGCCACTCTACTTGTCCGACTACCGATTCAGCCTTTTGTTGTGATGTGATCATTTCGGCAGTGTCGCTATTTAAAACCAAAGCGCAACAACAATCTTTTTAATCATGCCCTTTGTTTCATGTGAGTACACACGTCTCATATTGCAGGATCTCCCTGCACACCATACAGGCATTAATTAAAATCTATGATCTCTTTCCCTTACGACAAACATGTAGAAAAGGATTAGGAGAACGTCATACCAGTAAAGCCTGGTGTTGCAGGCCGCGCAAAGAATAAGCCTAATCGTAATGAGCCAAGGGATTGCGCGCATTGCAAGCCTGTACAGCAAATCAATTCCAAATAGGATTATTCTCATACATCCTCCTCCATCGCCTTCTTCGCTTTCTCCACGATCATCTCGGCGGTTATGTTGCGCAAGGCATTGCACCAGTACTGCGTTCCCTTGGTCTTGTTCGTCGCATCCTTACACTTGCTCTGGGGTAAGCCACCATGCGGACGGCAGGGGGCGTGAGGACAAACATCAGGTACGAATATTGGATAGGATCTTCGATAATACTTGCAGCGATCCATTGGGTCATACGATCCCCACAAGCTGATGCATGCAGTATCAAACCCAGCTGCCATATGATTGACGGATGAATCAGGAGCGACAACAAAGTCAGCGCCATTCACAATTGGGAATAACGTGCGAACATTCGAGGTGGCGTTGTACAAGTCGAATATGCGCGGATGTTGGATGTTGAAATCAATTGACCTATCTAGCCCAACGATCACAGCGTGATGCTTTGGGAACTCTTCCAGCAGCGCTTCCACCGCGAGCTTACCCAACTGCGGCGGATAGGTGCGAGTAGGACCAGAAGACGAAACGTGATAGACGAAGTATGGATTGGGTAGCGGCCACCGCCCCATCTTGACTAACTCCTCATGGTCAGGTTGG